ATATTGAACAGAGTTAGCTCGGGCAGACAGACGGTCAAGGATAGCTTGATCTTGAGCGCTTGGATTAAATCCATCAATATCAACAAACTTTTTAGACAATTTCCCAGCATATTCTTCTGCCACTTTTGGATTTTCAGCCAGATATAATCCATGCCCGTAAGCCTGCGCACCTTCACCAGTACCGATTTTGCTTGAGTCAAACTTGTCAAATTTATGCGGCGAGCCATGCCAAACTATAGCCCCCGCCTCTTTATTCATTGTCGCAGGTGCAGCCAAGTTTCTAAGCGCATTTTGCTCCACATTGAACATGCCGGCCCCAGCTTTAGCCATGCCGCTAGGTACAACTACGCTTGATAACAGTTCTGCAATAGCATTGCGCTCAGGCGATACCATTCCAGCATCTTGCATTTTCTGCCCAAGCCATTCAGAGCCCATTACTGGTTTTTCTACGTTGTAGCCAAATGGACGCATTGCCATTGTTGCAATGTCTACCGGCGCACCGAGCGTACCAGCTACCCCGCCACGGTTCGCAGCATCAAGCAATCGACCGCCTACATCTTTGTAGAACTGCTTATCAGCAAGCATTTTTAGAAGTTCATTCATTGCACATCCACCAATGCTGAAACAGGATTAAACGGCACATCATCAGTGCATCTAAAATGGTACACGCGATCACGCCCAGCACCTGTGCGAAGCCATTGCACGCGCTGGCCATATCGGCCAGTTGCGCCAGTTCTGCGCATTACCCAATCTGAATAATTAGCCCCAGTGTCGTCTGACCACCGAAGCATTACATTCGCGTCAGTAGCCGTTTCGGTCAACAATTCAAGCCGTGCGAACCGTAGCAATTTACGGCTAGGCGCTGACATAACAGGGCATATGCGTTCTCTACATATGTTGTCATTGCCATATTTATTGACAGTTGGAGATGATACATAAACTATGCCATCAGCAGCGCCAAAATAATGCTTTCCATCTGCAAATGAATGACATGTAGCACGCCATGGCGTTCTTACATCATTTTGAAATTCATAGCGCTCATGCCACAATTTGAAAGCAGAATCATAAACTAGCGTTGTTTCAGCATTGGGTATTTGCAGCACATAAAACATGCTAGCGCCTTCGCTATAGCTATAGGCATATGCACCAGACAGGTCTATGTTTTGAAGGCGCTCCTCTATTGCAGCCGTGCTAATTCTTTGAGGCTGATAGCCATTGGCTTGCATCACAATGCCTTGGCCTTTGTCTTCCTGACTTAGCCAAATTACGCTACTAGCTGATTTTTGCGCGGCATGCGCGGAGACACATCCAAACTCAATAAATGCAGAATTATTGCGCGTAAAAACGGCATTGTCGCCACTGCTATAGTGAATCTCTACAGAACCTTCACCAAGCAGCATTAGTTCCCTATGGCTAACCAAAAGGGACACTATTTTATCTGGCGCGCCCTCTGCGCTAGCAAAGTCTAAAGCATCCAAAATGCTAGCATCGGCTAATTTTGACCACCCATATCTTTGTGTACCAGTATGGTTGAAGACAATGTATTGATCTAAAAATCCAAGCCTATCACCACCGGGGTAATTGGCAACCGTAGCTAAGCCGCTAGAACCAATTAGATTTACATACAAGTTCGCGCCATCAGTAACCACCAATTGCGTAATATTAGCGGCAAAGTCAACAATTCCAGACGACGTTAAAAGATTGCCAACAAGCGTTTTAGTTCCATCAGACGCGACTCGATTAAGTTCATTTCCAGATACAACATACAAAACATTAGACACTACGGTCATGCCGCGAACAGCGCTGCCAACCGTACAAAATGCAGTTAATCCGCTTACAGATTTATACGTGTAAGTCGTGCGCTCATTCCCCGGCTCTACAGCCACTGGGTACATGTTGCCAGTACGTTGCACCGCCGCAACCCTGTTTGCAAGGTTGTATGTTGGGCCCATGAATGAGATCATGTTTAAAGCCCAAATAAACGCCGCGCTGCGATGCGGTCATTGCTTCCAAAATCAATCTGCTTTGGGACAATGTTTGCACATTTAAATTCATGCAAGGCTTGCCTTGCATTGATCACCACGCTAGGCGGCGCTTCCCGCTCAAAATCTGGGCCAATTTCAATGGCAAGATTTAAATGCAGTAAGCGCTCTACTCCAGCTGATAATACGTAGTCGGTTGCCAAATCTGCAAACTGCCCCGTCTGAACTTCGCACAGTATATTTATAGTTATGGCGCTTGACGGAACTGGATAAACAGTAATCTCACCGTATGGGACACTAGGGGTGTACTCAAAAACTTCCGGTATGGCGCTTTGAACCGTTTTTGTTGAGATTGCGGCATATTCAGCCGCCGTTACTTCTTTGATTAAATAGTCAACACCGGAAACAGTTACATAGCTACCATCAAGTATGCGAACTGGACGTTGTGCGATATTTAATGCTTGCGAAGCACCAATAAAAATAGTAGCTTGGCCAGCACCCAATGTAGCACTTATATTGGCCGAAGCAAATCCCATTTGATCGCTAAGGCGGTTTGCATCAATAAAGGCGTTTAGCTTTTCGAGCGCAACAATTGCATCATCCCCTTCAATATCTTGGCCGGGCGTGCGAAGGCCAAGGTTTCCCATGGCCATGCGGATGATTTTGTTGGCGGTTGTCATTTTTTAAGCCAAAAAGGCCAGCGCAGGCGATCCCGCTACTGGCCTATGAGAGTGATTAAGCCGTCAGTCGTGCAGTCCACTCAGGACGATTCACAACCGCACCATACAACATGTCAAAGCGGCAAATACGGCGATTGTTGAGAATGTCATAACCACGTACAAATCGTAGAGATACACCGTCATAACTCGCTTGGCTTGCCATGTCCATACCTTTGGGCACATCCATCGGGAAAGACACCATAGAAATAGCGTCTTTGTGCCAAATCATGTTTTGCGGATACGCAGTATTTGCCGCACCCGTTTTAACAGTGATAGCAGAATTGTCCGGCACTCGCTGCGTGACGTTCTGATATGAACCGCCAGCAATTACCGCAGGCGACACAATAATTGATGCATTGCCACCAGCGTCCGAAGACACAGCGGCAGTTACAACAAAGTCACGCAAAATACCAGTAGATTGCCGCGTCTCTGGATTTACCGCAAACACACCAGCAAAATTGATGACATCGCCAGCATTCAAGCGAAGCGCAGCGGCGGCGGTCCATCCATCGGTTACGATGGTAGACGTTGCCGCATATGGATTGTCCGTAGCGCCAGAGTTGATAATGCCTTGAGTTGCTCCATTCGACAACGGAGTGCCCCCCAATGGGCCAACTGTGTGCGTTGGCAAATTCTGCGACAAAAAGAAATCCATGCCCAAATTGGTTTTCATCAAACCTGTTTTGTTTTGCTCGGAAGTTGTCTTTGTGTCGTTGAAGAATCCAGATAAGCCATTAACAACCGATGCCATGCTTCGCGGAGTTAGTGCGGCATATCGCTGTCCGTCGCGTGGGCAGGCCGATTCATCCAAAACAGCGCCAGCGTTCAAAATTGCAGAGGCATTACCCGGCAAAGTGCCGGGTGTGCCGGTGTGGTTTGCAATTTGCAAATAACGTTGCCCGATTTGGTAATCAAGTTCGGACGCCAACCGCATACCAGCGGGCATTAGATAGCGCTTGGAGAACTCCTCAAGCGATAGCTTCATATCGAACTCGCTGAAATCCCAATCAATGCCAATTTCTGGCTGGACCACAAGCGTACCAGATGTTTCGTTTACATCTTGCAAATTCGCCGTTGCGCCAGAGCGGACAGTAAATTGAACCGGGCGGCGATACGAAACAGTAGAACCCGGCTTAGGCGCGGTCTTCCATTCGGTTTCCAAATCCATGGAAACGTTGCCCAAAAATGCGGAGTTGTTGTGCAAAATTCGCAGGGTTTCGCCTGCAATTTTACTAGGAGTTAGAATGTTATCTGCCATGATTTTTCCTTAAAGATATGCTGAACTTCGCGCTTTAACATTGCGCGAATTTATCCACGCTGCCATATCCTTGTCAGGATCAGGCTCTCCAGCTTTTGCCCCACCTGAAACAGGGGACAGCGGCTTAGGCGCGGAACTCGTTTTAACCTTTGCTTCATTACTCAGCTTTGTTTCAAGCCTTGCAATTCTGCGACCTATTTGCGCAGCACTCAAACCTTTAAATTCAGCGGCTTCATCTGGGTTTTTGCCAAGATGCAGCAAAATAAGTTCAGGCACATCAGTGTCCATTACCGCCTCCAAAAATGGCGAGGGGCCATTTCTGTCGTTAAATAATTGCACCTCTTGTCCTAGCTCTTGCATTGCCTCTTGAAATCCGTCCAGTTTTTTGCCAGCCTGAACCACAGCATCTGATCGGCGATTAAATTCACGTTGGGCTACAAGTTCTTGTGCCCGATGCGAAACAATCGCCTCTACATCAACTCTTTGAGGTTCGTCTACTGCTCCACCGCCTTTATTCAATCGCTCGATTAGCTGCTGGTTTTCGCGCCGTAGCGCATCAGCTTCTTGTCTAGCTTCATATTTCTTGGCGGTTTGCCGATCTATCGCACGCTGCATCTTCCTTGCTTGAATTTCAGCATCCGTTTCTGGAGCTTGTACAGCAGGCTCTGCATTGGGGTCAATCACGGTTTCCTGATTCACGACTTCAGTGTTTTGCGTGGATGTATCAACAGTTTCAGTCGGTTGTGCGACTTGGTTTTCGAGTGCCATATCAAAATAGAGATTAACAAGGCGCAACCCGCCTAGTGGTTTATGTAAGTGTGCACTCACTTACGCGCTTTGTCAAGCTAGATATGCAAGAATTTGCAATAATTCATCATCTTCTTTTAAGATTTTTTGTATTTGCGCTTGTTTTTGCATGTAAATAGCATGCTCTACCGCTTGCTGAACTGCAATTGCTGCTTGAATTTCTGCAATTTGATAATTTTCAATGGCGATAACTTGCGCCACTTCCTGCGCGGCCTGATTAAATGAATCGCCAGCATCATTTACAGCCTGTTTGGCGCTTTTTTGTGCTTTGCGAATAGCTTGATAAGCTAAGTCTGATTTATTGGCTTCATCGACCTTTAAAGCTATTTCTTTTTGCTCTAACTCTACTTTTAATTTAGCAAGTGCCTCAAACTGCCAATCTGCTCGATCTGCTGATTTATTACTTCTGGGCTTAGCTGGCTTGAAATAATTACCAGCACCGCCGCTAGTCGTTGAACGTGCTATTTCATGCTGCGGGAATTGGTTTGTATTTTCATAAAGCTGAAAATTTACACTCTGCGTTGATCCGCTTTGCGTAATTGCGTGCGTGTAATAGCTATTTGTGTTTGCAAATAGTGTTGCAGATAGGTTTACATTGCTTGCAACAAGCGGCGCGTAAAATGTACTGCTATTTGTAAATAGTGACGGAGCTATTGCATAGCTAGACGTTACGATAGGCGCATAAAAACTCACGCCATTTACAAACAATGGCGCATTTATTGCATATGATGCGCCTACAGTTTGGCCATAAAATGCGTTTGCACTTAATAAAATCGACGGCGCTAAATTAGCCGTGCTAGTTACAGTAGCAGCCGGATATGTGCTTTGATTAACAAATAACGGAGGCGCTATGTTTTGAGACGATGCGCCACCGCCAACAAGGGCTAGCAGTAACGACATTTACGCTTACTCCCAGCCGTACACAAATGTGACAGTGTGAGCAATTGTTCCGGCAGTCGCAACCGTACCAATGTGTTTTTTCACCAGTTGAATAAATTCGCCGGGGTTAACAAAAATAGGCGCGTCTCCAAAATCAATAAACGCGCCGCCCGGCTGTGCAACCATTGTGCTGACTGCTTGAGCCGCTGTAACCGCTTGCGTAAATTGTGGCAATGCTACCCTTCGTGCTGCTTTTGTAGTAGCCGACTCAGCTGTAGCAAGCGACACAGCTGTATGACCGAATGCCAGCGACCATTGCGCGACAAAGGGAGCGCCAGTAATTGCAGTTTGAATGTAGGACATCAACCCTACGCCACGGATAACCAAACGGCGACCCTGCAAATTGACGCTTGCCACGGGCACTTGGTAGCTTTGAATTATGCCGTCAGTATTAACGGCCAATGTCGCAGTCTCCCAAAATTGACCGCCTAGCCCTGATCCAAGCGCAGCCGTTGTGTTGGTCGGAACTGCTGCCGTTGGGTTTGCACTGTTTGGGTACAAAGCCAGCGATCCCATTGTGCCACCAGATAGACCTTGATACGCGCCAAGCGTTCGGCTACCAGAAGTCGAAGGAGTAGAAGCAAAATTTACGCCGCCTTGACGGACGTTGTAAGCGCCAATATATGCCTGTAGCGCACCAGAGGCCGCACCACCAACAATGCGGTGCTTAAAAAACACTTGACCCCCCGCCGCCATACTCATGCGCGGCTGCGCTGTTGGCAGTTGTATCCGCCCCATTGCGACCGCCCCCGTGCCGTCATTCACCCAAAACATAGCCTCTACCATGCTTTGGTAGATGATAAACTGATAGCGCTTGTTATCTGTGTATACCCATGTTCCCGTACCACCTGATAGTGGGATAATGCCCGTAGATACCTCAGTGCCGTTATATGATGCAACGCCTTGCAAACCACCTGCTGATAAACGGAAAAACACACCGTCAGCAGGAGCGGCCAATTGCGTGCCTGCTTGACCAATCCCCCACTCAACAAAGGTGTTAGTTTTTGGTTGTTCGCTAAACGCGATTTCGGCGTCAAGCGATAGTGTTGTTGTCCCGGTGCACGGAAAAAATGCATAGGTGGAAAGTTGCGCGCCAGTTGTCGCCGTGGTGATGGCCGTGGAGTTGGTTGTGAACTGTCCCGCCGTCCATGTCGCCGCCATGGTTGTCGCAATAAAATTGTGCTTCCCCGTGTTTTGCGCCAAATAGTTAAACACCTCTTCGTCAAAAATGCAATCTTGCGACACCCGCGCTCTGTAATCAGCATCAATTTCAATCGGCCGCAAAATAGGCAGGCCAGTAAGAAGACCGCCATCAACTTCGCCCATTGCTCTGATTGAGCCTATTTGAAATGGATCAGTATATGCATCGCTTTCAAGCTCTACCTTTGCTCTGTTTTGAGCGGTGACTTCGACTCCAGTTCCAGACGCTGCGCCGCGCAAAATTGTATCTAATGCCATGATTTATCCTTTAAGTTTTTTAATCAGCCCACACCCAGCGGACTTGAAATTGCCCTTGCATCTTATCCAAGCATCGAGCGTGTATCGTAAAGCCAGTGCCATCCGTGGGCGTGCCACAAGTAAGCCCAACCATCGCAGCAAAATAGCGATGGTCGTTTGCCGTATGTGTCCCAGCGGTATCGTCACCCATCACGTATGCTTCAGCTTTTGAGCCCGTAGATATAGACCCCTGACCAGTTACCGAAACGCTTGCCTCACTAGTGCCGGGGAATGCACCGAAGTCAATAGTTGCTGCGCCTTGACCAGTTGCCATAATTTACAGCGTGAAAATGCCAGATGCATTCCACGTCACGGTTATGTTGCCGCCGTTTGGAGTAACAGGAAGATTAGTCACCCCAGTATCTAAATAGCAGATAAGAGGCCACGTAGAACTAGCGCCAGCGTTTTTGCGATACAGCACAATTGCCTCAATGCTTGCCCCGGTTACGGCAGTGAACGTCAAATCTGTACCGTCAAATGTGCCGCCCACTTGGGTCTTTGTTAAAATTTCCTGATCCGTTCCAACAACACCAGATAAAGAGCTATAAAACTGATGCGCGGCGCTGTATGTGTATGTGCCAGTGTCTACCAAAGCCGCATATACACCAGTTACGCCCTCCGCAGAGTTTAGCAGTGCATTCGATGTGCCTTTTAATAGCTCCTGCTTCCAAAGCGGGTATAGTGCATTAGCCATTTATGTGCTCCGACGATGCGACTATCGGGCTAGCAATTTGCCCAGATTCATCGCGTTGAAAAATGATTTTTTTAGGGGCGGTTGATGCTCTTAGAATAGTTTGCATGTTTTCCTGAAACTCACAATTAGATTGCTCCATCCTTTGGCGCATTTCAGCAAGCATTGCCATCATGGCGCTTGTGTTTTGTGTCGCAGTTTCTGTGTCTGGCATAACAATTTGCACCTTTGTCACCTCGGGCTCATTGTGTTCTGTTGGCGCAGGCGGTGCAGTCTCGATCTTTGGCTGCATGGCTACCATGGCCTGAATTTGTAATTCACCCTCTACTTTTGCCCGCTCAGTTTCTGCCCGCATGCCCTCAATTTGCACCTTTTGCGCCTCGACTTGATTTGACTGCATATCAAGCTGCAAGCGAGCCTGCGCTATCTGCGCATCAGTTTGTGCCTTGATTAAATCAGCTTGGCTTTTTTGTTGCTTTTCATAGTTGGCGGCCTCTAGCTCATTAACATGCTTTTCCGCAGCATCCAACATATCAGACATTTTTTGCATCTGTTGCTGCATTTGCTCCATTTGCATTTTTACTTGCTGCGGTATTTGGTCGTCCTTCCCTTGGCCTTCGCCATCGTGGTAGGCTTTTTGCACCTCTGGAGGCGACAGTGCTAGCACCATTTTTACAACCCGCTCAGAGTCCGGCGTATCTCCCATCTTAATCAGCATGGGCGCGAGCGCAGGCGCAAGCATTGGCGCAGAGCGTAGCAGTGCATCAAACTTTTCTGCATTTTCCATGCGCTGCGTCGTATAGCTTGGGCCAGCCGTAAAGCGGACATCATACCGACCAACACCTAAATTAATAGCGCTAATCTTGCCTTTTTCTTTTTTGTGACTTGCTGCTAATGACGGGTCAAGCTGCATTGTTGACATGTTGCCATCGTGACCCATCAGCTTTGCAATTTGCGCCTCGGTGTAAATTTTTGGCATCATACCGACGCATATTCGAGCAATTTGCGCTATGGAATTATTCCGATTATCAACAAAGTGATATGTCGCCGTGTCGCCTTCTTCCTTGTCGGCCATTTTTGCGCGGCCTGAAATAGCATTGCTTTGCAATCCCAAAGTAGATTTATTCATGCCGACCGCCGCCTGCATGTTCATTTTTGCAATCTCGCTGCCTTGTGCAAAAGCATTGGGGAATATGGGAGGGGCCATGCGGCTAGGCTGGCTGATTGCGCCCTGACTATCCAAATCATTGTAAGGAATATATGCGGGCGTTCCTTTCGATAAATTATCCCAGTGCGGAGAATGCCCATCTATTGCACGCATCGGCACCATGATGGGCGCTTTCGGCTGCATCGCTACAAACTCTGTTCTAGCGGACTCTTCACAGTTGTATTGGACTTGACCATCCATAAGCAAGCGTGTCATTCCACAAAGCTGGCGCTCCCCTTCAATCCATCCTTCGTAGCCAAGAAATGGCACAACTCCGACCCGTTCGCCTGGGAAAATAGTTTCTTCAAGAATTTCATTGCCATTAAATTTCAACCACTTGACCTCTCGGCTTATTGCCATAAACGTGGTAACAACTTTTGGCGAGTAACCTATTTTTTTTGCCAACTCATGGTAATCGTCCTCAAGCAAATTAAGCTCTAGGCCTTCTGGGTCAACGCAGCGAATCCAATTCTTTTTAGACTCTACAACGTATTGGTGTTCGCAGATTCTGACCGAATCCTCCGATAGCCAAATGCCATCATTATTCCAAGATGTTGTATCAGCTTTTGGATACGCACGCTTAAAAGCACGCTTTGACATATTGGTCTCGGCGAAGAACTCCAATATGTCCTGTCCGTCAGGCTCTGTAAATTCCGGCGTGACCATGATAGATGTAGGATCGGCTACACGGACAATGCATATCTCTTGCTGATTTGTTTCAGGGTGCAATACTTTGTTTACAACCCTCGCATAACCCATTCCACAGCGGGCAGCGCTTTCTAATCCGTGGTCGTAAGCAATTTCTGCGCGGCTTTGATATTCAATGTGCCTAAAAATGCCATCGATTACCTTGGCAGTTTCAATATCAGCATCATCGTCTACGGGCATTGTGGCAATGCCTACATGCGCCTTTTTGCCATCGTTGACGACTTGCACAATAAATTGGTTTGTTTGATCTAGCGTTAGCTTAATCCGCGACGCATCCCGATTTTTGACCATCGGGTGATCCCACTGCTGGGGATTCGCGGGATTGCTAAATTTCAACTCCTCAACCATGCGGCGCTTGAACGGAGTCCAATACTCGGAAAAATCCGCGTACATCTCCTTAGCTTTTTGGTGTGTATCTTGCGCCATGGTGTGAAGTTAGTGCTTACTTACGATGATTCTAGCGCATTTAATCGGGAAAGTAAATGCTTAGCTTTTTCCAATTATGTCAAGTTAGTAAGCGCTAACTTACAATGAATTACTTGCTGATATTGGAATGGACCTAGGCCGCTCATTGCCTCTGTCTACACTTTCAAATGCTTGTGCGAATTGCCTAAACGCATCAGCAGCTTCTGAATGAATGTCATGTCGTGGCGTATCGCTCCATGTGCCTAGCTTAGCATTCCATGTTTTTCGATAAGCGCTCAAATGATTTATGCCATCAACCGTGCCAGCATCATCAAACCAGCATTGTCCGAATAAATCACGGACTCGCTGAATACCATTGATTACAGCATCTACGGGCGGCACAACCTCCCATTTACCGCCCAGACTCAAAGCGCGAAGCATATCAACTGGAGCGGCCACGGTAGTGCCTTGTTGCCTCTTATGCCCCGCGTCGTGAGGTAAATAATGCGTTCCCCAAACAAAGCCCATGCCCTGCAATTTTGTAATATAGTAGCTATATGGTTCACCCCAACCCTCAATAAATTTGATAAAACGATGCGATAAACCCACTTTTTGATGCAGCCATACGGCTGTGCCGTCGCTATTGCCAATGTCCCAAAATGTGTTAACGGGTACACCATCACAATGCGGAACGACTGTAATCCGCTCTGCTTTTCGAGCGGCCGCTAGCTGTGTGGCGTAATACGTCCCTTCGAGCGAGACCCTAAAAGCTTCAGAAGGGATTGACGGGTATTCCTGCCACATTCTTTCCTGATCCCCGCCGAAATCACTGTCACGCGTTGCCACATACCAAGCCCGCTGCGATAAATCAATCACCACGCCTTCGCTAGATTCTATTGCGTCAAAGTACTCTTTGTCTTTTTCGCTTATTTGAAAATCAGCGTCCAAACGGTAGTTTTCATCACCCCACCAGCTAAAAAAGTGAAACCGATAATCACGTTTTGTGAGTTTTGTTTGTTTTTCCATAAGCCCTTTTGACCGTTCAGACATTGCAAAAAATTCCCCGTCACGGCCTTCGGCTGTGCTCTCGATAATTATCACGCCGTCAATCGGCACGGCTGGAAGCGAGCCGGTCACGACTTCCGCTGCTTTCTCTGGAAACTTTGCGCATATTTTCCCAAATTCGGAAATGTGCATCCGGTTTATAGTGCCGGAGCGCATGGAAGTGGCGACACGGACAGAGCTGTTATTGTGCGCGAAAAGCAGTTCTGCGGCACTGTCTCGCTTCAAAGGCATCGCCGCTCGTAGTGCGTCCGGCAATCTTTCATAAGCCAATTTTACTTTATCGCGAAAAATTACAGTTGCAGCCTCAAAGTCTTGGGCGATTATGC